GTTCTCTTGATAGTCATACAATTCAAAGGGAACAAGACCCTCATCAAGAGACACGATCTGAATATAGTTTTTAATAAAGTAGATCGGGTCTTGAACACACTTCATATATTCGGTAACTTGTTCTTCCGTGAACTGAACCTCAACACCTGCTGCTTTGAGATTTGAATTTCCTAAGTAAGAACTTTTATCATTCACCAGACTTTTCCTTCAACTGCTTGAAATTATTTTTCACAAGTTCCTGAAGATCCTTAGTCGAACCGACAAAAATAGAATTATTGGTGATGCTTCCTGCTCTCTGTGCATCCGGGTTGTCCCGATCCAAATCTTTCATTTGTTGGTGGAGATTTATGAGATCCTTGTTCGCCTCGGTCACACTCTTGATGAGTTGTGAGACGACCTCATACGCTCTAGGAGACTCTCCTTCGCTCGCGACGGACAGAATCCCGTCAATCGCAACCATGCCGTTATCAATGATATTTTTTAGATTCTTCCGAACCTCGGCATAGTCTGAATTTTTCTCTGTTTCTCTTTTGTTGGACCGAACCTCGTCAGAAACCTTTATTTCTACTGGTTTCTTTATTTCGAGATCAGACTTTTCGACGACATCAATTACTGGTTCAATGTCCAGTGCGTCTTCTAGGTTTTTCTTTTTCATAATCAATCCCAATCAACATCTGGTAGTTCATCCATTGGGTTTATGTATGACCACGCATATTCAAGTGTTGCTCCGTATGTAGCAACAAACCCACCAGTAAGTCCCACATTTGCTGTTATTGTTCCGCTATAGTTATCAGGACCAATAGACAATGATTCGAAGGTGAAAGGAGAGTCTCCAGTTTCACCGAAAGAGAATGTTGTATCTCCCTCTTCGAATATAGAAGTTTCTCTATCGGAAGTAGAACCAAGTGTACTTATGTTCGTGTAGTTGGTCTGATCTATTGTTTCACCTGATACACCATCTGCAATAGGAACACCAATGAGTCTAGCAATAGGAGATTCCGTGTCATTGAACATTTGGTGAATTGTTGTATCAACAGTGGTGATAATTTTTCCTGTTTTCTTTGGTCCATAAACAAATGTCTTCGCTTCAAAGGTGAGGGTGAAAATAATAGATCGTTGTGTTGAAGTATCACCTTCGTAGTCAACTTCATTTGCAACACCAGTAAGAGTGATTGGTATATCAACTCTTCTATGTCTTTCAGAGAAATTGACGGTGACTGTAAAGTCCGGTGAAAAATATGCGAGTATCTGTTCCAGAATCTGTAGGGCATCGTCCATTGTTCTGGTGGTGATGCTGAGTTCAAAATCAACACTGTATGGAACTTCTGCATACTCGAAGTCTATTTGATTGGACTCTGTATTTGCGAAGTAACGCTTTGAAATGGTTGTTCTTTTTCGCTCTGAATCATAATTCATTGTCTGGATGTTAAATCCGATACGAGGAACGATTTGTCCAATGTCGATCGGATTACCCTGATCTTTGAACTTGGTATATTCATCCAACATTCGGATGAATTTTTCTTTTGGTGCATATGTGATGGGAACCTTGAAGAGAAATTCAGAACCATCTGATTTTGTTCTCTTGAGGTATATCTCATTGAACAAAGAACCGAAGGCGATTACTGTATTACGAATTGTTTCATTGTAGAATGGTTCGAACATCAGAGATCACCCTCCGAGAATGGATCAAGTTCAGTAAAGTCAAAGATTTCGTTCCCCTTCTCCTCGATGTCCAGATTATCGCCAAAGTCTTCGTTGGTGATGACAGTGGTGGATTCTGAACTTGACTGAATTTCATAGGATGCACCAGATGTTTTTCCTACAATTGAAAGAAGAGGATCATATGTTCCCTTTATATTACTTATCTGTAATGTACCACTCACACGATCCCAACTTTCGACTCTTGCAGTCATCGTTGCAGTCTCGAAAGATGAACCCTGATAAACATATTCACCTTCTGTATAGTTACCTTCACCTGATGATATCACAATATCGAGCGGGTGTTCTGTATAACGAGTATTCATCTCATCAATAACAGTCCAACCTGTGTTGAACATCTCTCCGTTATACTGGAAGAGAGAACATGTGACTTTGTAGGTGCTGATTCTATTCAATTGGTAGAAAGGATTTTCTCTTTCGACAAAGTTGATCTCGAACAATGAACCTGAGATTGGAAAATAGAGGAGGTCGCCTTCTCTTGGTGTCAGGAATCCAAGATCAGCAAATTCTTTTTCGAATCGTCTTCGAGCAACCAACAAACTAATATTGTCTTTGATCTCAATACCAAGACGACCGAAGACCTCACCATCACCTTCAAATCCATCCACACTTTCTACAAGCATTTCGATCTCACGACCTGTTTTGAATTCAGATACTGACCGATCCTCGCCGAATATCTCGTCCTTTGCGACGAGAGTTCTTGGAAGATAGATCATATCAAAACCATGAATCTTGATGACCTCAACGGACAGATCATCAATTAGGTCTTGTTCTGTTCGAATTGACTTGCGAAAGTATGGATTAGTCGCCATCTACCTCGCTCCTTGTGAGATTGAGAAATTTGTCTATGATTTTCTTTACCGAGTCAGCACGGGTTGGCCATCGTAGATATTCCTTCTCGGGATTCTTGGATAGATTGACAAGAAACGGAAGAAGGAATTCTTCTATTTCTTTGATTCGGTCTTTATATTGCTCTTCGATTTCCTGATTCTTCTTCTTCAGTTCTGGTTCTGGTGAATCGACCAGTTCAAAACCAAAGTCAAAGTCAGCAAAATCTTCTGGGTTGATTTCCTTACTAAATGTCATGATTACCCCACAAAGAAGTCCGGTGGAAGTTCGTACTTGTTCGACAGAGACTCTTCAATTTTATCCATCTCATCGGATGCCTGTTGATAGATTTCAGCACCGTTGTATGAAAGACCACCGGGAAGAGTCACGTTTTGATACTTGGATAGGTTTTGACCCCATTGTTGCTTGAATGATGCAACGACATACTTCTTAAGAAGAATGTCGTTATAAACCTCTGGAAATTCATTTGGATCTATTGCAACATAACATTCAATAATGACTGTGTTGCCGACTTCGATATCTTCACCCCAGTTCATGTCAATGTAGATACGATTCGTTGCTCTGCTGAAACGAATCATCTTTTCTGGATCGAGATAGTCACGCATCAATTCGAGATGTTGTTGTGTCATTGTGTAATTGATGAGTGAACCGGGGGCACGAAGACCATACATGTCATTCAATGCAATCTGATAAGGAACACTGAACATGTTGCTCGATCCGCTCTCTGTGAATTCAAAGATACGAAGAACTGAAATGATCTGATTTCCATTTGAGATTTCAGGACCAATCGCCCCATCATTCTTGACAAGACTATCAGTGTCGATATAACCACGACTCCGATCTTCTTCTTTCACGATATAGCGATAGAATCCTCGTTGAACTCCATCGAAGTGGTATTCAGCGAACATCTGTAGAGCATCGTCAATACGATCCTCCAACTGAGCATCATCAACATTGATTTCAATGACAGGTGCCCCGAGTTTTCTTAGGGCGTATTCTTTGAGTTGCTCTCTTGATCTTGGTGTCATGTTTACGCTCCATCCCTATTATATGTAGGGGAGCGAAAACTTATCAAAATACAACTTGGTCAACTGCTCGAATAGAATTCTTCTGAAGAATTGTGTAGACTGTTGCAGAGCGATCAGAGTCTAGTTGCAACATTCTCTGTCCAACCTTCACACAAAACTCTTCGAGTTCACTTGTTCCCGATACAGTTCCACCGGAGATACCGTTTAGAGTAAGACCAGCAGTTGCTGCGTCTCCACTAAAACCATAGACGGTGAAGATACTAGACAATCTGGAGGAATCACCAGTGACTGCGGTGCTTCTCATGACGGGTAGTGTGAACTGTATAAAATCCTTGAGATCCCTGTCGTATGGATAGAACTTTACAGTTCTTACTTCGGTTCCAACACCAATGGTCACACCAGTCAGACCTGCACTTGCGGTTATGGACTGTGACATGATGTGTGTTTTATATGACTCTAGTGGAATATATGAACTTACTGTTGATCCTGCCAAACTTGTACTAAGACCATTTGTCTTGTTGTCAACCGTATGACCTATTGTTATGTTGTAGAATGCTGTATGTGGTATATCTGCACCTGAAGTTCCATAGGCAACAAGATCCATGAGAGCAGTCGAATCTGCATTATATGTCAATCTTCCTAAGAATCCTTGGAAGGTTCCCCCACCTGTACGAACATGGATTTCATCCATAAAATCACCAGTGAATGACCCCGATGTTCCGTTGATGATGAAACCATATTGTATTCTTGGGTCAGGTGTATTGTCAATATTCGTATATGTGATTCCTGATGGTGTTAATTGCTCAATACATGATTGACTTCTTCTTACAAAATTTAGATATGCGTTGTTACCAACATAGGGCAAAAGATCAGCAGTTGTTCCGTATGTGTTACCGCCTGCGCTGACATAATCTGTTGTGATT